AATTAAAGAAGTTATGGAGAAAAGAAAACAACAACAAGCATAATTATTAAAACACAAAGTTATACACATGGAAAAAATATTAGTAGAAAACCCGAATAGATTTGTAATCTTCCCAATTCAATATAACGACATATGGGAATATTATAAAATGCATCAAGCGGCATTTTGGACAGCGGAAGAGATTGATTTAAGTGGGGATATAAGAGATTGGGAAAATTTATCAGAAAATGAACAGTATTTCATTAAGAACATTTTGTCGTTTTTTGCGGCGTCAGATGGGATTGTTAATGAAAATTTGGCAGAAAACTTCTATCGTGAAGTTCAGTACCCTGAAGCTAAATTTTTCTATGGGATGCAACTTGCAATGGAGAACATCCATTCATTAATGTATTCTCTTCTTATTGATACATACGTGTCAAATGAAGAGGAAAAGAACAAATGTTTCACCGCATTGGATAATCTTCCGGCAGTTCAAAAGAAGGCTAAATGGGCTTTGGATTGGATTGAAAATGCGTCTTTCCAAGAGAGATTGGTGGCATTTGCGGCAGTTGAGGGTATCTTCTTTTCTGGTTCATTCTGTTCAATCTTTTGGTTAAAGTCACGTGGTATTATGCAAGGTTTGTGTAATGCTAATTCTTTAATCTTTAAAGATGAAAATCTACATTGTGATTTTGCAATTCATTTATTGAACAATCACATTGAAAACAAACCAAGTGAGAAGAGAATTAAAGAAATTTTATTGTCGGCACTTGAAATTGAAAAAGAATTTATCACAGAATCATTACCAGTGTCTCTTATTGGAATGAACCAAAATTTGATGAAACAATATTTGGAGTTTGTGGTTGATGGATTATTAGTTAAGTTTGGTTGTAAAAAACAATTCAATGTTGAACAACCATTCAAATTTATGGAACAAATTGCCGTTGAAACAAAAGGTAATTTCTTTGAATCTAGAACAGTTGAATATCAAAAAGCAAAGTTAAATGAGACTCTCTCCTTTACTGATGACTTTTAATTTACTATCTTTTTAAACTATGATGTCACTTAGAATTAAAAAACGTAGTGGGGACGACGCATCGTTTAACCCACAGAAAATTTATCAAAGAATTAAACGAGCCTCAAAAGGTTTGAATGTAAATTCTGACGAAATCTTTATTAAGGTAATTACTTCAGTACCAACTGAAGGGGTTATCGCTACCAAAGATTTGGATAAGTTAATTTATGAAATTGCCGCAGCTTTTACAGGTAGTCACCATGATTACTCTCGTTTGGCATCATCAGTTGCAATTTCATCATACCACAAAGAAACTGACCCAAGTTTTTCAAATACAATGCATACCTTACACGTTGATGGTATTGTAAGTAATGAATTAATGGCGATTGTTGAATCTTATGGTCCTAGTAAAATTGACGAGGTAATTAATCACGATAATGATTATAACTTTGACTATTTTGCTTGGAGGTCACTTTCTGAAATGTATTTGTTGAAATTACCAAGTGGTAAAGTTGTCGAAAGACCTCAACATATGTATATGAGAGTCGCTCTTTGGGTTACTAATACATTTGAAGAAGCGGTTGAATACTATCAAGCATTGTCAAGTCAGAGAATATCTCCAGCGACCCCAATTATGATTAATGCGGGAACAAAGGTTCCACAATTAGCATCTTGTGTTCTTCATTATAATGATTCGGATTCTCGTGAAGGTTTGTTGAATACTATGAGAGACATCTCAACTTATTCATCAGATGCTGCGGGTATCGGATTATCAATGTCTAACATTCGTAGTAAGGAGAGTCGTATTACATCTTCAGGTGGATACGCTGGAGGGTTGTTGAAGTATTTGAAGATTGTTAACGAGTCACTTCGTTTCTTCAACCAACAAGGACGTAGACCAGGTTCTGCGGCAATTTACTTGGAACCTTGGCATAAAGATATCTTTGATTTATTGGATATTAAAAAGAATACAGGTGCTGAGGAATTAAGGGCTCGTGATTTATTTACCGCACTTTGGATTCCTGACAACTTTATGAACGCAGTTAAGAACAATGACGATTGGTATTTGTTCTGTCCTAATGATATCGTTAAATCGGGTATCAAACCATTACAAGAGTCTTTTGGTGATGAGTATGAAACTAACTATAACAAGGCGGTTGAGTTAGGCCTCGGTAAGAAAGTTAAGGCTCAAGAAATTTGGAACAAGATTATTGAATCTCAAATTGAAACGGGTGTACCATATCTTTGTTCTAAAGACAATGCTAACAAAAAGACAAATCATCAGAATATTGGTGTAATCAAACAATCAAATCTTTGTAACGAGATTTACCAATATACAGATGAGAAAACAACTGCTATCTGTACTCTTTCATCTATGGTATTGAAGAACTATGTGAAAGATGGTGAGTTTGATTTTAAAGGTTTGTATGAAGAAACTCGTAAAGTTGTAAGAGCATTGAACAAAGTTGTTAATATCAATAACTACTCAACTGAAAAAGGTCGTAAGGGTGGATTGGAACAAAGAGCAATTGCAATTGGAACACAAGGGCTTGCAGATGTATTCTATTTGATGGATTATATCTTCACATCTGATGAAGCTCGTAAGTTGAATAAAGAAATATTTGAAACAATTTATTTTGCAGCAATTACTGAAAGTTGTAGTTTATGTAAGTCAGAAGAATATAAACCATATGATTTCTTTAACGGTTCACCGATGTCAGAAGGAATATTCCAATTTGATATGTGGGGACTTAATGAAGGTGATTTGTCAGGAAGATGGGATTGGAACTCATTAAAAGAAGAAGTTAAAGATTATGGTGTTTGTAACTCATTATTCACGGCTCAAATGCCTGTAGCATCTTCGGCGAAGATTACAGGTTCATACGAAATGACTGAACCAGCTCACTCAGCAATCTTTAACAGACGTGTAGTTGGTGGCGAAATTATGATTGTTAACAAGTACTTAATTAACGACTTTGAGAAAATTGGGGTATGGTGTGAAGACTTGAAAAACGAAATAATCATGAATGAGGGGTCTATTCAAAACATTAACTTTAACCAATACCTTGACCCTGAGGACAGAAACTATAATAAAAAAGTTAAGAGAATTGAACACTTGATTCCAAAGTATAAAACAATTTGGGAAATCTCTCAAAAAGAATTGATTGACATGGCGGCGGACAGAGCTCCGTTTATTGACCAATCACAATCAATGAACATTTATATGAGTAATCCAACATTGTCTAAAATTACTTCATCACACTTCCACTCATGGGAGAAAGGATTAAAGACTTTATGTTACTATGTTAGAACCAAAGCGATTTCAACAGGAGCTAAACACTTAGCGGTTGATGTATCAAAAATACAGAAATCAAAACCTACTGTTGAGGTACCTAAAGTAGATTACACTAACATGAATTTACCTCAAAAACCTGAAGGAATCGAAATTGAATGTTTCGGTTGTTCATCTTAAGATACTAAATAATCCCGACCAACATCGGGATTATTTATTTTAATCTATTTATAAGGAAAAACGAGGGTATTATATTTATAGTTATGGCAGATGGAACTACATATGGTATTAATTTTCCTTTTAGAGATTCTAAAAGAGGAGATTATTTACAATTAACAGAGCTTGAAGCTCAACAGATTAAAGCGGATTTAGTTCATTTATTGTTAACAAGAAAAGGTACAAGATATTACTTACCTGATTTTGGAACAAGACTATATGAATTTTTATTTGAACCTTTTGACGGACTTACGTTTGATGCGATTCAATCTGACATCAGAGAAGCTGTTTCGAGATACATGCCAAATTTATTATTAAATAATATCTCAATCACACCTGCAGACCCAATGGAAGAGGTTGATATCGCGGAAGGACAAAACATCGTAGGAAGTAGCGAATCACCAGTATATAGATTTCCAGGTAAAGGGACATCAGAATATACTGCAAAAATTAAAATCGATTACTCAGTAGAATCAAATACGTTTGCTCAGAGTGATTTTGTAATTATCAATATTTAATATAGATGGCGAATCGTAAAATATCATATACAACCAGAGATTATCAGGGAATAAGAACTGAGTTACTTAACTATTGCAAAACATACTATCCTGAATTAATTCAAGATTTTAATGATGCTTCGGTATTCTCAGTATTCTTAGATTTAAACGCAGCCGTTGCCGATAACCTACATTATCATATTGATAGAAGTATTCAAGAAACGGTACTTCAATACGCACAACAAAGGTCTTCAATATATAACATTGCAAGAACCTACGGTTTAAAATTGCCAGGTCAAAGACCTTCAGTTGCTCTTGTTGACTTCTCAATCACAGTTCCTGCGTTCGGTGATAAAGAAGATGAAAGATACTTAGGAACTCTAACAAGAGGGTCTCAAGTAACAGGGGCGGGTATTGTATTTGAGAATATCTATGATATTGATTTTACATCACCATATAATGCTCAAGGGTTTCCGAACAGATTAAAGATTCCAAATTTCAACTCCAACAACGTATTAATTAACTATACTATCACCAAAAGAGAGTTAGTTGTTAATGGTATAACTAAAGTATTCAAAAAAGTAGTTAGTCCAAATGACGTTAGACCATTCTTTGAATTATTCTTACCTGAAAAAAATGTATTAGGTATTACAAGTGTATTACTTAAGAGTGGTACCGAGTATAGTAATATACCAACAAGTGCTGAGTTTATCGGAGCATCTAATAGATGGTACGAGGTAGACGCATTAGCCGAAGATAGAGTTTTTGTTGAAGACCCTACAAAAGTATCTGACCAACCTGGTATTAAAGTAGGAAGATACATTCAAACACAAAACAGATTTATTAGCGAATACACACCTGAAGGATTTAAGAAAATGACTTTCGGTGGTGGTACCAATACCGCTCAAGATGCTTTAGACCAATTTACAACAGTAGGGACAACATTAGATTTACAAAGATATACAAACAACTTCTCTTTAGGTTCGGCATTAGTTCCAAACTCAACACTATTCATACAATATAGAGTTGGTGGGGGATTGGCATCAAACTTAGGAACGAATGTTATTAATCAAATAGGCACTGTTTCATTCTACGTTAATGGTCCTTCAGAGTTAACAAACTCTTCAGTAGTTAACT